TTACCACCATCACTCAACTCGTTATGTTCATCATAATTATAATCACTCATTAAAATATGTACATCTCTGGTTTCTTTTACCAACCAACCAGTAGATACACAAATAGCAGGCTTGCTTTTCTGAATTTCTTTCAGAGTTCGCCAACCTGAATCACTTTGAATATCCTCCCAATATACCATGTAGAAATCAAACTCAAACGGTATGCCTGGAAGTACATCTGATTTTTGTCGTTTAGCCATATTTTAAGAACACTCTTTATCTTCTATTTTACTACCTTTCAATAGTGAACACTTATATTTACTATCTGCGTTCATTCTTAATTCAGCAGCTATACTTTCTAAAATTGATGGTAAATGTTTTTCTAAAACACTTGTCATCTCTAAAGAAAACTGATAAGCAATTTTAGCCATCTCAGCCTCTAATACAGACATATCTACACCGTTACCACTTATGTTTTCTTTTATAACATGAGCGACAACAGCTGTGTTGTAGTCATCTGCTTGTACTGATTTTGCAAAGGCATTTAAACCAAACCACAAAACAGCAAGTATTAGTATCATTTTTTTCATAATATATCCTTTCTCAATATTTATTGGTATACTATACACTAAAAATTGCCTCGAGTCAAGCGTTTTTTTCGCCTTATTTTACTTATTTTTTTGTGGTTTTGTTCTATTTTTGTTCTGGTTCTGGTCTAACAAATTTGTCATTCCAACCAAATGCTTCTTTAACAACTGATTCGGTCAAACCTTTATACATCTTATTTAAAGATTTGTTTTTCATACCAAGTAAAACATCAGCCTCATCTTTATGTAAACCCTCTAATATTTGAATAAACATAGTTTCTTTTTGTGTCTTTGTAAGTTGATTGTCTGCGCCTGTTACAAAATGCCACAATCTTTTAGCTTCGTTTCTTAATAGACCGTGTTCAGTACCAATTGGTGCCTCATTAGCAATAAATGGTGGGTTACCATCTGGTAAATCCCACTTTATACTAGGGTCAAATGCACCTTTTAAAACTTGTCTTAATGGAGCATTATCGTATTCTTTTAATACTGCTACCTTTTTTGGTTTATCTTTTGCGTTGTTAACTTTTGTAAGAACCTCTGAAAACAATACTACTTGTTCACCTGCACCTCTTGTGCCGGCCACAGCTGCCATTGCTTTTGGATTCATTAAATTTGGATTTCTTTGTTGTTGCTCTGCCATAATTTCTCCTTCAATTCATATTTCTATTTATACGACACATATACCACGAATACCAATGCCATGATAAACATTGTTATTAGTACATGATTGCCTAAATTCCACGCACTTTTTCCTACTGTATTAGGGTTTTTAGGGTCAATAAATTTGTTCATATAAAATTTCTATTTTTATACCACTTATAAAAAGCCTTATCTGTAAATAATTCTGCTATTTCTGATGGTGGTACTTGTTCAGTTTTTATACATGTTTCAAGACTCTCATACTCATAAGTATCAACCTTTCTTGTCATGGTTTTATCTTTATGAGATTCAGCTAATGTCTGTACTAATCTTTGTTGTTTAGTTTTAGCAGTTGTCATCTGGTGGTCCATTATCATTCTCGTCTTTATGGTTACTATCTAAATTTTTTATTATAACATACAAAGCCACTATTGAAATTGGTACACCTAAAAAAAATAATCCTAATAAATCCATTAAAACTTTCTAACAATATGTCTTCTTAATGCTCTAGTTAATTCTTCCATTTTATCTATAATAGCAATCAAACTAGGGTCTGTAATATAATTTCTTTGTTCTTTTAATTTATCGTATTCTTTTAAAGATATCTGCACCATAGGACTTGGTGGTTGATGTTCGTTTTCCATTGTAGCGTCAAGCGCTCTTTGTTTTTCTTCACTATCTGTCATAAAAACCTTTTGGTTAACCTAAATGAAAACGGAGGACCTGGGGCCCTCCGTCTCCTGATTTTAAATTATGCTGAGTAAGCGACTTGCTTACCGAACACAGCAGTAATACCAGCAGCTATAATAGCTTTTGATGGTGTTCCTACTCTGTAAGAAACGCCTTTTGAAGACCTATTTTCATAAATCATCATTCCTTCGTTTCTTAATTTACCAACCATTGCAGCTGGTGATTTAAGGTCGTATGTGTTTCTCATTTGTTTCCAAGAAACATCAGCACCTTTAGCAAAAAGATTTCTCAATTTTGCTGTTTTTGTTAGTTTAGCTTTTGCCATAACTTTTTCTCCTTTTAGGGTTTTTAAAAAATTAAACATATGTTTAACATCCTTTCTTTGAGTTTAATGTACTCCTACAATTGCTTAGCAAAGCGTACTTTAGTAGTTTGTTAAGCGAATTCATTTATTCTCCGGGTCAAAGTCTGGTGTAAATTGTATATCAGCCATATCTGATAGGTCTCTTACTTCGTCCTCTACATCTCTTGACAATGGTTTATGTGGTCTATGTTTTATATCTAATACTTTTGAATAATCTAGTCTAGCAGATTTATTCTTACCACTTGCATTTAAAGTTACCATTTTGTCAGTAAGTTTCTGTGCTGGGTGTGGTTTATTAAAATCACGGTATATTAATCCTCTAATAGAGTCTATAACAAGTGCCAAGTCAGCTGTAAATGTTAATTGATTAGTTCTAATACCCATATTCACAAATTTATCTAATAATTGATAAGCAATATCATCTACATTTCCCTCAACAAATTCTTTTGTTTGTTGTTCAACTAATTTTTGATGTTGTTTAGGGTCAACAGGATGTTCAACATTTTCTCTGTTTTTAATCTTGTTGGTTGGAAACAATATAACATTATCATTATCATTCACTTATAAGTTCTCCCTTGAAATTAACTTTACCTTTATCGGCAAAATGTTCTATTAACTGATTATAACCACCAATTAATTTACCATCAATTTTAATTTGTGGCATTGTTCTAACATTTTTACCAATGTCTTCAATTAGTTTACTAGGGTCAGAACCAAAATCTTTTTCTAAAGACTTTTCTTCGTATTCAAGGCCAAGATTCTTTAATAAACTTTTGGCCTTGTTACAAAAGACACAATTATTTTTACTATAAATTGTTATTGTCATCTTTTTTCTTTTTTAGGTTATCCCATGCTTGCTTACTCTCATCATTTAGATTATAAGCGTCAACAGCTTGTTCAATAGTGTAATTATACATCTTATTGTACTCGCCTAGAGGTAATCTCATACCAATCCATGTTCTATAATAACCATTTTTAGTTAAGGTAACATCTTGTTCAAAGATTTCATAACCTCTAACAGGTGTATCTGTAATAATGTTTACTATTATTGTTTCAACCTCTGTTACCACGGTTTTAGTTTCTGTTTTACCAAGTTCTTTAATGAATTGTTTTGACTCTTTATTCATTTCACCCTTGATAATATCTGCCAATTCAGATTTAGCCATCATTTTAGCTTTCTCTATTGACAATTGTAAATCAGGCGATACTGCCGTTGCAACACCAAAGATACATTGTTTATCATTGTCTGATTTCTTTAACCATTTTAGGTCACAAGCTTTTGACTCGTTAATATCAGCCATGTACCACGCCGGTACTTTATCAACAACATTACCTTTCTCTGATTTTATCTTGTAGGTACTATTCATACTAGAACAAGCAGTTAAACTTGCAACAGCCAAAATGGCACCAATCGTTTTTAGTTTATTTTTCATCATAATTTATCACTCTCTTTTACACTATATACTAATTCTTGTAAAAAGTCAAGCGTGGATTGTACATATGTTAATGCGTCCTCACTAGATACCTCATAAACAATCACTAGTACGAGAGCTATAATAATAAGGTTTCTTATCATTATCTCACCTCCCATTCACCATTTACTTGTAAACAAACTTTTCCTGGTGACTTAAAAGCATGTTTATTCCGACTATAATATCGGCAATATTCAGGTGTATTGATATCATGGTAATAAAACTGAGCAAATAACTCCCAATAACCTGGACTATCTGGCGCTTTTCTACCATCAGCACACTCTAAAATTTCTCTTTTTGTAATTGTATCGCCTTCT